TGCCATTTTATTGTCCTCTCTGTTTTAACAATTCGCGCTGCATTGCGCTATCAATCCGCTTGTCCGTCTGAGCCTCTTGACTCGCAAGACGTTGCTGGAACTGCTCACCGCGCATCTGCTGATTCTGAGCGTCAAGCTGCAACTTCGCCTGATCCACTTGTGAATCCGCCTGCTCCGACTGAGCCTTGATCTCCAGTTCCTTCTCCTTGAGTTGTATCAAAGGATCCGGACCCTGACCAGATAATTGTCCAGACAACTCTTTTACCTGCTGCATGCCCTGCGCAACCAACTGAGCAACCATAGCCTGATACTGCATCTCCATCTGAGACTCGTCACCACCCTGAGCTTGCTGCATCTGAGACATAGCCTGCTCTTCAGCCTGAATCTTGACATGCTCCAAAATGTGCTTCTGTAAAGACAAAGCAGCAGGAGGCATCTGTGAAACCATCGGACTAGAACCAAATACCAAGTGAGCCGTAATGTGAGACTGATGATCCTGACCAGTAAACGCATGTAAACGCATCTGGTCTAACACATTGATGTTCTCTTGAGCAGGATCCGTAGGCCGCGGATCGCTGTCCGGTAAAGATTGCATCAATCTATCAACATCGTTCACACCTAAAGCCTCGTACATGTCACGGTAAACTTCGTGCATGTTGTGTATCTCAGGAGCCTGTGTCGCTAACTGTAGCTTAGTCTGAGCCAAAGCAATCCGCTGGGCCTGACTAAAGACATTCGGATTGGAAACAGGAACAACATCTACACGGCCGTCAAAATCAGACGCCATGACAGAAGCATCGTCGCCCGCAACCGAATAAGGATACTCTTGAGGTAAACTTTCCGACATTACACGAGCAAGTATCTTAAACTCTAAACGCATGGCATAATGAAGACGCTTGTGTACCGCGCTCATTACACGGGAACCCTGCTCCAACATAGCAATAGTAGTGCCAACAGCAGCACTCTGATCGCCGTCGCCAACCTGCATGTTCGTAATCGTTGCAAAACGCTGACCAGCATCCACAACAAAACCTAACAAATTAAATAATGTCTGATCCGGTCCCTTGAACGGTAAAGGCATCAAACTATCACGAATAGCACCCCCCGGAGCGTCAACATCCCTGAATTCACCCGGCTGTAAAGGGTCCTCGTCATCCCTGATCCGCAGTCCGCGGGCCTTGAATCCCGCTGGGAGATTCGACAACGTACCAGCATCAATCAACTGACGTAGAGAAGAAGTAGCAGAACGAGCCAAACCGCCAATAGTATGGATTAAACCAAGCCCGTAAAACCCAAACCCCGGCAGAAACTTGTAATGTACAAAATAACTGATCTTCTTCTTCTTTTCGTCATCCTCCGCATAGTTGCGGCGGATCGACAGTATTTGGCCGTTGTCCTGAGAAATAGTTACAATGTAAGGGATCTTAATACCCGTAAACTCACCATCTTCCCCAACATCCTCGTAACCCTCAAGATCCAAATCAACATGGCACTCTAACAAAGTGCAGTCATAATCAACCTGATTCGGCTCAAAACCCTCAATGCGGTCAAGCTCACCACGAATACCCGTAACCTCCTCCTGAGAAGGAATTACGTCTATGTCAAGATATACGCCAGAAACCTGCTTCTTGCGCAAATCGTTCAAATCCATACGCACAACCTGCGTAATATTAGGACAAGTGTCTAAATCAGAAGTGTCGTAAGGAACTACAAGATTCTCCGCAGGAACAAACTTGCTGATCGCACGGTCCATAGTCTCATCGTAATAAATCTTTTTAAACGTACTTCCCGCTAACGGTAAATAAAACAACATCTGATCCATGTCAGGAGTGTAATCCTCCATGACATTCGTAATGTAGTAATTCATAAACTGCTTAACACGATGAGCCTGATCCTGCTTTTCTCGCGTGTCTTTGCCCAAAACAACCGCCCGAACAGGACCACTAGAAGGCAATAACTCATTAAACGCTTGCGCCTGAAATTGCGTAGCAGCCTCGGCCAACAAAGGATGAGTCACGCCACTCGCACCGCGGAACGGTGTAGTGCGCTCCTCGTAGTTAAAACCCAACAAATCTAAACCATTCTTGTAAGTGTCTTCCCACTCCTGACGACTAGACTTGTTAGAATCAAACGCACCAAGCAAATCAGAAGCAATGCTGCTTAACTCGCGGTCCGGCATCTCTTCCGCCAAGTTTGAGTAAAACTCTTCAGAATCCCCGCGCATGTCACTCGGGTCAAAGTCAACAATAACTCCGCCGTCGTCGTCCTCGGTAATCTCAATCTCCGGAGCATCCGGGTCAAAGTCCGCAGACATTAAGTACGGGTCAGCACCAGAATCAGGAATCTCAATCTCTAATTCAGCGCGTAAAGTATCCTCGTCCAACTGACTTGGAACGTTAGTATCCATTAATCCGCCAATAGCCATAAGGCCCTCCGTCAATAATATACCCGCACCCTAGCAGAAACTTCGTCGTCATGCCAATCATCTGTTGGCAATTGGACAAAATTACCCTGCCGATAGCGCATTAAGGCTTGTGTCATGCTGTCAACCAAGTCGTCATGCTCCCCATTAGGAAACGCCGCAACCTCTTCGATCAACTCGTCAGCCCAAACTTTGTCAGGGGCCCAAACCATACCAGACTCTAACATAGGACTTATAGCGTGTACTCGACTAATCTTATCATTACCCCTGCTCGGAGTAAAGTTAACCACAGGTATACCCACATTTCTAAGCTCGTGAGTCAATGGTAAACCACTAGCCTTCGCCTCAATGATAACCGTGTCAGGATCCCAAAACTTGTACTCCTCAAAAGCTATAGCTTTTAATTCTGGAAAATCCCAACGCCCCTTTTTACTGTCTAACAAAATTAAATTAGGTCCGCTCCCGCCCTCGTTAGGATAAAACACACCCCAAGTGGTAATAGCCGAAAAATCCGCAGTCTCACGCTTACTAAAAGCCGTGTCGTAACTCTGAATCACATACTCTAACTGAGGAACAACCTCCTTCTCCCAACGACGCCACCACTCCCGAGGTATGATCGCATTCTCCTCACCAGTAGGATTCTGCTGATACTGAGCATTCCACTTGCTCGGAGGTATAGATGCGCGGACCGCAGTTAAATCCTCCAAACTCCAATACTCAGGCCAACAAGGAGTCTCGTCATCAAAAATAGCAGGTAACTCAACAACCTCCCACTGATCCGCTAAAGGATCCTTCGCCATCGCCTTCAATAACTGACCCGTCATGTCCTTCTCAGACCAACGAGTCTGTACCAAAACTATAGAACCACCCGGCTGTAAACGCTGGCGAGGACCACCTGTGTACCAATCCCAAGCATCGTCAAAACCATGCGCACTCATCGCAGTCTGCTCCGAATGAGGGTCGTCAATAATAATTAAATCACCACCACGACCCGCTAAGTTCGAACCAACACCAACAGCATAATACATCCCACCAGCACTCGTGTCCCACCGACCGCTGGCCTTGCTGTCAGCAGCTAACTTAACGTCAGGAAATACCGTCTTGTAACTGTCCATGTCCAAAAGATTCTTAGTCTTACGACCAAAGTTAACAGCCAACTCAGTCGTGTGAGTCGCCTGAATGATCTTCATACTAGGATTCTTACCCATCATCCACGCAGGAAACAAAAACGAGGCAAACTCACTCTTCGTATGCCGCGGTGCCATGTTGATAATCAAACGCTTTAAATCGCCGCTCGCGACCCGCTCAAGCTTCTCCGCAATAATTTTGTGATGTCTCCCCGCTATAAACTCCGGCCATTGAGAGCGTACAAATTCTAAAAAATTTAATTGGCAACTTTCGTTCTTGGCGATTTGAGCGAGCCTTAACTCAAGCTTCAAAGCCTTTTCTTGCTGTGCTGGATTTAAGTTGGAACTCATCGGGACCCTATCTGTTTATGGGACTATATGCCTTTTTATAGGATAGTTATAGGCCATATCAAAATATATGTAAATATTTGAGAGAAACATGGCCCTAGCCCCCGTCTCGGCGAAGGGGGGGCCGCGCGCGTCGGATCGCGGATTTTGGTTTAAAAACAGGGGTTTATGACCCGATATGGAAGGGACCCGGGCTAGTTCTAAGGCCGTCGGATCGCGGACCGCGGGCCATTGGCGTCGATGCAAACAACGCGGACCTCGGGCCATTGGCGGGGATCGATGGGCAACCGTCGGGAACATCTGGGCTGGAAGGGGGCGGCGCTGGATCCGATTGCCATAGGCCGCGGACATCGAGCCCCGTAGGTTTGGGATGGGGACAAGGGGCTCGGCCTTCCTTGTTGCACTAATTAAAGAGACGGCCATAAAAAAGGCCCGCCATTAGATGCGGGCCTAGTTCTAGATGTTTGGACGGGGTTTAGCTATGTGGGTAACCATCCGCCTCGATGCCGATATACATGCCGCACCACTGGACCATGACGCTATCGTCATGGGTGGGCTCTACAGTACGACGAAAGGCCAGAAAGGAAACGCCTAGAGTGCTGCCATGTTCATGTTGGCCATCGAGCCACTTGCGCTTTAGCGTTTGGGTTTGGGGTTTGGTAAGCTTCATAATCAAACGTCCAGCGTAACGGTTGTGGCCCGCAACATGTCCCGCACAATATCCTCAATCTCAGAGGAATGATCGCTCAAAGTGAAGTCCAAGCTATCGCGGATATCGTCTTCATAATCACCAATATCAAACCCATCGGCCGCAATTTCTTTTATCTCATCTTCATAAGCGGAAATATCAAAGTCATCGGCATAGGCCGCCATTTCGGCTCTAATGAGTGCTTTGAGTGGATCGGCCATAATCGCAAGCCAAGCGCCGCGCTGATTTTCCAATAGCTTGGCTTCACTTTCAGCCGCCAATTGATATTTTAAAAATTGGGCTTTAGTTTCTAGGGCCTCCAATTTAGCGGCATCCCGTTCAGCAATAAGCGCGTCAATGAAAGTATCTGTAATGGGCACGGCTTGGCCCTTTTTAACAGGCGCGGTAGTGTTTAGGTTTAGGTTTGGGTTTAGGTTTTCCATTTTACATTCTCCAATGTTGTTTGCAGCGAGAAGCCCGCCACATGGGTTTTGTCGCATATGTGGGGCGCTGGGTCAAACCAATAAAAAAGGCCCACCAAAAAGGCGGGCCGATCGTTACAGTATATAGAGAGGGTTTAGGCGGATATGCGGGCCCAATCTCGGGCTGGTAACTTAAGCAATTGACCCCCGCGTTTCTGCCAAGTGTCCACGTCATCCACGTCGGACCGATGCGCCACGGCCGTGACAGCGTTGACAAGGGTAGCACGGGAAAGGGGCTTGGACTGCTCAAACCCGCTTTGGCCAATGGTTGCCATCAGACCGTTTAGAACGTCGTTATTTTCTTTTTTGGTTAGCTGCATAACCTTGCCAAGATTGTTTACGACGTCGGTCACATCGGTTGCCGTGCCGTCAATAACATCAAGCGCGGCCATCCGCATTTGGTTGCAGATATCGTCAAAAGTTTCGCGGCTCGAATAATGAGCTACCAAATCGCGCAATTTCAATTCAAGCGCGTGATTGTCCGCGTCTTTAGCGTCGTCCGAAAGTAAGCCCCAATGATCCCCATCACGCGCCGATGTGATGTGACTAGACCGCGTTTTGTTTTCGGTTTGCATTCCATTGGTGCAAATCAAAGTCCAGAAAATTTGATAAACGCTGACCGAGCCCGCACCAACT